CTTCAACACCGGCATCGCGCTCGGCAGCAGCACGTACTCGTTTAAGATCCAGCGCGCCAGTGCGGGCGAGCTAGTCACAACCTTCTCGGACACGTACGATGCCTCGACTGCCCGCATTGACTTCACGATGCGCTCTGGAGCAGCGGCGCAGAATACCGCCTTGTCGATCCTTGGCTCAGGTAACGTCGGGGTAGGCACCACATCGCCCAACTCGAAGCTGGATGTGTACGGGGGCAACGTCCGTTCGACCCTCGCAGGAGCGTCGGCAGCTACATTCCGTGGTTTCTCCATGGCCTCGGACAGCACTGAGTTCGCCAGCCTGAAGGCTGAGGCCTCTGCGGGTGAGACGCGTTTGACGTCTGGGTTCACGGCCTTTGGTGGTTTCACGACCTTCCACACCAACGGCTCCGAACGCATGCGCATCGATACCAGCGGCAACGTCGGGGTCGGGACGAGTTCTCCGTCTTCGTTTACCGGCTACACGAGCCTGACCGTCAATAACGCAAGCAACGGTGGCTTGATCGAGGCAACCAACGGAACACGCACCATACGGATGCAGTCGCAGTCTTCTGGCAGTGCGCTGATCGGAACGACGACGAGCCACAGCTTGGGCATAATGACCGCAAGCGTGGAGCGTGTGACTGTTGATACCAGCGGCAATCTTGGGGTTGGTACGAGTTCACCCTTGTCTACCACGCAGGCTGCTGGCTCTATCACCGCAGCAGGCTTCCTAGGGGTTAAGAGCTATCTCTCGTCACACCAAGCTGATGTTGGGGTCGTCGAGTACAACGGCGGGAAGATGACACTGCGGCCATACGGCCCAACAGCGGGTACGGGCTACCTTGCATTCAATACTGGCGGTGGCGGCGGAAGTGCCGACGCTGAGCGGATGCGGATCGACACCAGTGGTAGCGTCATCATTGGCGGAACAAATGCCCCCAGTTCGCTCGTTAAGCTCACGCTGACTGACGGAACAATCACGCAGACGCACGGCTATTTTTCAGGTAGTGTTTCATATCAGGGCACGACCTCGAACCACCCTACTGCGTTCCTGACCAATAACGCCGAGCGCATGCGCATCGACACCAGCGGGAACGTCGGGATCGGGACGACGGTCATGTTCGACAAGCTGAACGTCCTTGGTAACGGCGCGAGCATCTCTGTCGATACGCTGACCTCCACCGATAACAATGGCTTTGTCATCCGTTCAAACAATACAGAGCGCGGCAGCCTGCGCATGCAGGGTAATATTGGTGTGATGACCCTGACTGCGGGCTACGCGGGATATGGCGGCATTCTTGCGATCAATACCAACGGCTCCGAGCGCATGCGCATCGACACCAGCGGTAGCGTCGGGATTGGCACCACAGCGCCGGGCACTGGCACCATTCTTGATGTGCAGTCCACCACTAAAGGTGTGCGCTTCCCGAACATGACGACGACGCAGAAAAACGCGATCACGCCTGCGGCTGGCACCGTTGTCTTCGACACCACGCTTGGCAAGCTGTGCCTCTACACTGGTGCGGCGTGGCAGACGATTACCTCAGCTTAAAGGAGAAACTGATATGCCTACCACGTACACATGGGCCGTCCAGCAGATGGACGCATACCCCGAAGCAGACGGCGAAACCGATGTGGTCTTCAACGTCCACTGGACCCTCACTGGCACGGACGGCACGTACACCGGCTCCGTTTACGGAACACAGGGCGTGTCGCTTGATCCCGCCGCACCGTTCACCCCCTATGCCAATCTCACCGAAGCGCAGGTCCTCGGCTGGGTGCAGGACGCAATGAGCACTGAGCAGGTCGTTTCCTATGAAGCGAATGTCGCGCAGCAAATTGCAGATCAGATCGCACCGCCCGTCGTCACACCCCCACTCCCCTGGGCATAGACATTCAAGCGGTGTTAGCATATTGTGGCTAACAACTTCCTAACTTAATTGGACCCAAGAATGGCAGAGCCGGCGATCATCGAAGTGGGACTTGTGCGCGCCGCGCCGCTTGAGGTCGTCATGGCCGAAGAGCAGGCCGCGTCGCAGAAAACGCAGGCGGAGCCGCTGGTGAGCGGGCTGGCAGCGTACATCAAACAGTGCTGGAGCTACGCCCGGGATGCCAAGCAGCAGACCGTCGAGCCGAAGATGATCCAGAACATGCGCGCCCGACGTGGCGAGTATGACCCCGAGAAGATGGCCGCGATCCGCGAAGCAGGTGGGTCCGAGATCTATGCCAACCTGACATCCACCAAGTGCCGTGCTGCGGCATCATGGCTGCGCGACGTGCTCGTCGGTACCGGTGGCGACCGCCCTTGGTCGATCCACCCGACACCCATTCCGGACCTGCCGCCCGAGATCAACAAGCAGGTGGTGCAGGCCGTTGTCGGTCCGATCATGCAGGCGCTTCAGGCAGGCATCGACGTGCCGCAGGCTGAGATCATGGCGATCATGTCGACGCTGAAGGATCAGGCGCTTGCAGCTGTCCGTGAGGACGCGGGGCGCAAGGCAGACCGCATGGCGGACAAGATGGAAGACCAGCTTGTCGAAGGCAACTTCCTGAAGGCGCTCGATGAGATCATCGACGACATCACCACATTCCCGGCGGCGATCCTCAAAGGTCCGATCGTGCGGCGCAAGCCGCGCTTGACCTGGCAGGGCAACGAGCCGGTCGTGAAGGATGAGCTCACGCTCGAGTGGGAGCGCGTCTCGCCCTTCAACATTTATCCCTCCCCCGCATCCACCGAGGTCGATGATGGCTATCTGATCGAGCGACACAAGCTGAGCAGGCAGGACCTTCAGGAGATGATCGGCGTCGACGGCTATGACGACGCGACGATCCGGGTGGTCCTCGACCAATATGGTCAAGGTGGATTGAGGGAGTGGCTGACCAACGACGTCGCGATGGCGTCCGCGGAAGGCAAGGCGACCACTGCTGTGGCGCAGAACCCCGAAGGTCTCATTGACGCACTTCAGTACTGGGGTTCCGTGCAGGGCAAGATGCTTCGCGAATGGGGCATGACCGAGAAGGAAATCCCGGACCCGACGAAGGAGTACCATGTAGAGGCGTGGCTCATCGGTCCCTATGTCATCAAAGCAGTCCTCAACTACGACCCCATGCACCGCCGGCCCTACTACAAGGTCAGCTATGAAGAGGTGCCGGGCACCTTTTGGGGCAACTCCGTTGCCGATCTCGTGCGCGACCCGCAGGTCGTGGCGAACGCGGCCGCTCGCGCGATGGTCAACAACATGGGCATCGCGTCCGGCCCGCAGGTGGGCATCAATGTCGACCGCGTGCCGCAGGGTGAGCAGATCACCAGCGTCACCCCGTGGAAGATCTGGCAGTATACCTCTGACCCTGTGAACGGGCAGGGGGCGCCGATCCAGTTCTGGCAGCCTGACAGCCGCATCCAGGAGCTCATGGCCGTGTTCCAGCGGTTCAGCGACATGGCCGACGAATACTCTGGCATCCCCAAGTACATGACCGGCGAGTCCGCGGGCGGGGCAGGGCGCACCGCGTCCGGCATGTCGATGATGATCCAGAATGCAGGCAAGACCATCAAGCAGGTCCTGTCGAATGTGGACATGCACATCATCACCCCCCTGCTCGAGCGGCTCTACTACTACAACATGCGCTACAGCGAGGACCCCGAGCTCAAGGGCGACGTGCAGATTGTGGCGCGCGGCGCGGCATCGCTGGTGGCCAAGGAAAGCGCGCAAGTTCGCCGCAACGAGTTCCTGGCGGCGACGGCCAACCCGATCGACATGCAGATCGTGGGCGTCGAAGGACGCGCCGCGCTACTGCGCGAGAGCGCCAAGAACCTCGACATGAACGCGGACAAGATCGTTCCGCCGCCGGAGGTGCTCAAGCTCCGCCAGATGGTGGCGCAGCAGGCCATGCAGCCGCAGCTTCCGCAGGGCCCGACCCCGGCCAACCCGACCCAGTCGGGCGAGCAGCTGATGAACGGCGCCCCCGTCACAGACAACTTCGCACCCAAGCCAGCACAAATGTAGCTTGACGGTGTTAGCATATCTGGTTTATGTGTAAGCATGTTGACGAAACCTGAAGCGAAGTCACATAGGGCGCTCCATGCGCTCAGTGGCAGGGCCGAGTGGACAGTCGTCGATGAGATGTTTCAGGCTGAATTGGCCGAGACCTTTGAGCGAATGATGACTGCACGCGATGTGCAGGAGATCCACCGCCTTCAGGGCCGAGCCCAGTTCATCCGCGATCTCAGGACCTTGGTGCGCGAAGCACCCAAGACCCTCGAGAAGTTGAGAGGCTCAAGCCTCTAGACCCGCAGAACGTATCGCGCAGCGGACACCAATCCCGGACCGTCAGGCGTAGCCGTAGCAGGAGAATACCATGGAATTGCCAGATCAGGTGCGTCGTCAGGCAGAGGCGGCAGCAGAGTTCGATAAGCAGATGGAAGCCCAGGCACAGCCGCCCGCCGAAGAACCCGAAGCCGAGCCGACGCAGGACAACACCGATGGCATCCAGCCCGTGGCAGAAGAGCCGCAGGTTCTGGACGCTCAACCCGACCCCGTTGCTGAGCAGACCTGGGAAGCACGATACAAGACCCTTCGCGGCATGTTTGATGCGGAAGTTCCGCAGCTTCACGCCCGGGTCAAAGAGCTTGAAGGCAAGCTCGACGACGCTCTCACCAGGCTGAACGACGCAGCACAGCCGGCCAAGGCCAAAGAACCCAAAGCACCTCTCGTCACGGACAAGGACGTTGAGACTTTCGGCAGCGACCTCATCGACCTCATCAAACGCCAGGCTGAAGAAATTGCAGCCGAACGGGATGTGGAGTGGGAAGCAAAGCTGGCGAAGGCCGAGGCGGAGAATGCCCGACTGCAAGAACAGGTGGGCAGGGTTGCCGAAACCCAAGGTGTCACCAACCGGCGCACGTATTTCGCAGAGCTCTCCAAGCTCGTCCCGGACTACGAGGTGCTGAACGTCGACGATGGGTTCATTACGTGGCTGGCTGAGGTCGATCCGCTGAGCGGTCTTCCCCGGCAGGCGTACATGAACAACGCATTTGAGGCGATGGATGTCACGCGAACGGCGAACCTGTTCCTCACGTACAAGCAGATGGTCACCCCTCCCGCCCCCGAGCCTGAGCCTCGTCGAGAGCTTGAGCGTCAAGTTGCGCCAGGTTCCTCCAAATCTGACGTGGCTCCGCAACCGGCCAGCAACACGCGGGTCTGGACAACGGCTGAAGTGGACCAGTTCTACAGGTCATTGTCGCGCGGGGACTACCGAGGACGCGAACAGGAAGCGGCGCAGATCGAGCAACAAATCGACCTGGCTGTCGCGGAGGGACGTCTTCGCTAACTAGCTAACCGGAAGCGGCGGGCAGGTCACATCCTACGAGGTAAGTGACCAATGTCTGTTCCCATTTCTGGTACCGGCACCGCCGGTGGTTTCTCGACCGCTGGTGCCTTCAACACCAACCCCGCCGCTTCGGGCACCTTCATTCCGACCATCTGGTCGGGCAAGCTGAACGTCAAGTTCTACTCGACGACCGTGTTCGGCGAAATCGCTAACACGTCGTACGAAGGTGATATCAAAAACCTTGGCGACAAGGTCATCATCAACAACGTCCCGTCCATCACGATCAACGACTACTCGGTCGGCCAGACGCTTTCCTACGAAGTGCCTGCTCCGTCGAAGGTCGAGCTCAACATCTCGATGGCGAAGTACTTCGGTGTCAACGTCTCGGACATCATCGAGTATCAGTCGCAGCCGAAGCTGATGGACATGTTCACGAACGACGCTGCCAAGCAGATGTCGATCGCGATCGACAGCGACATCCTCAAGATGTCGATGGACACCGGCGCTGCGGCGAACAAGGGTGCGACGGCTGGCGCCAAGTCCGGTGCGTACAACCTCGGCTCGCCGACCGCGCCGCTGACCCTGTCGGCCTCGAACATCGTGAACACGGTGACCGCCCTCTCGTCGGTTCTCGACGAGCAGAACGTCCCCGACACGGACCGCTTCCTGGTGATCTCGCCCCAGGTTCGCAACGTCCTCATGGCTTCGGATCTGCGTCAGGCGTACCTGACCGGTGACAGCCAGTCGATCCTGCGCAACGGCAAGATCGGCACGATTGATCGCTTCACGATCTACGTGTCGAACCTGCTCCCGACCGCAGCGGCCGGCAAGGACTTCTCGGGTGCCAACAGCGCTGGCGCGCTGGCCCGCAAGCCGATCCTGGCAGGTCACAAGTCGGCGATCACTTTCGCTTCGCAGATCGCGAAGGTCGAAAGCCTGCCGAACCCGGGCGACTTCGGTACGCTCGTCCGTGGCCTGAACATCTACGGCTACAACACGATCAAGCCCGAAGCGCTGGCGATTGCCCAGTACGCCTAATGGCTGATCCGGTGGGGGGCTTCGGCCCCCCACTAAACTTTGAGGGACACATGGCTGTTCAAGCATCCTCGATCATTGACCGGGTCCGCAAGCAGCTTATCGACCCCGACGGAACTCGCTGGTCTGATGGCGAGCTTCTGAAGTGGCTCTCCGACGGTCAGCGCACCGTTGTCGCCATGGCCGCTTCCGCATCGTCTGTGACGTCCATCGTCCCGCTGGACGCTGGCACCAAGCAGTCCATCCCTGGAGATGGGCACATGCTCCTCACGATCGTCCGCAACATGGGCAGCGACGGCACCACGCCGGGCCGCGCCTGCCGCATCGTGAGCCGTGAAATTCTCGACGCGCAGGACCCCGACTGGCATGACTCGACCCCGAGCGCCGTCGTCCAGAATTACATCTTCGACCCGCAGCAGCCGCTCGAGTTCTACGTCTACCCGCCCAACACAGGCGCAGGTCAGGT